TAGAGTCAAAAGAAGTTAATACTGTACTATAAGTGCCTTCTGCTCCTGTTGTACTTGGACTGATGTATTTTTGAACACCCCTAACTGAATCAAAAGCAGCGTGGTCAATAGTAAAAGACCTACCTTTTATCCACACCAAATCAGGAGAAAAATTTGTAGCTTCTTGGTAAGTTACATTAGATGCAGTCCCATCATAAGCATAAGTTACATTACTTGCTGCTCCATCATAAGATGGTACTGTTTCATCTCTTGCATCACCATTTAGTTTGTAATGTGCTAATAAATTATCTGTTGGAATAGATGCAGTTGTGTTATTATATATATATCCTACTTCTGTTGCAGTTAGTACATCTGTATAAACTCTTACATCATCTATTTTACCTTGAAAATGTCCTTCTACTCCACCAGCACCATTGTTTTGCGCTCCTACATAATAAGTATGGCTAGATAAATATGTTCTATTACCTGGTGTTGAATCACTTGCATCTTGTGAGCCATTTAAATATAATTTCACAGTAGAATTAGCTCCGTCATAAGTTAAAGTACAATGATACCAAGTATTAGCAGATAATGATGTTGCTCCACTTAAATCAATATTACCATTACTAGAATAACTGATAAATCTTATTTTTCCTGCTCCATATCCAGCATATAATGACCACCCATAATTAACCCCACTTTCCCAAGCATATGGACTAAATGTAGCAGCATATTTACTTAAATCTTCATTATTAAACCAAAATGCTACAGAAAAATTTTGTGGACTAACATTATTTATTAAATTGTCAGGTAATCTTATAGAAGAATTACTCCCATTAAAATGTGCTGCTGCTCCATACTTACCACTTACACCTCCTGTATCATTTGCATTACCATCTAATTGGTATAAAGCAATAGCACTATTATCGCTAAAAATATCTGTAGTTGATATTGTAGTAGATGCAAATGTTTCTCCATTTAAAGTTGCTACTTCTGATGTTGATAATGCTTTGTTAAATATTCTAAATTGGTCAACCATTCCATCCCAAGCATAAGCAGAATAACTTGATGAATTAGCATAAGTACCAATATTAAACCCTGAATCAATAGTTCTACCACCTGAAGATGAAGTTAAACTATAACTACCTATAGCAGTTGAACTATTCAAATAAAATGTTGCAGTTTTTGTAGATGCCACATAAGAAACAACTAAATTATACCAAGTACCTACTGCAACAGTTGCCCTTGCTGAAGTATAAGATGAAGGGTCATAATTTGTGCCTCCAAAACCTCTTCTAAATCTAAATTCAACTTCATTTGTGTTAGATGTACCAGCAACTAATAATTCTAATGCCTGATAAGAAGAGCTAAAACTATTTGGGTTTCCTCTATCTATTAGAGCATAAAAATCAGAACTTGATGCAGGTATTGAATCAAAATTAATCCATATACTTAATGCTCCATCGCTATCTGAAGTATTACTTGTGAATCCTCCCATATCAGGGAAAGTAATATATTTATTATAAGCAAACCCTGTTGCACCTCTATTTATATATCCACCTATTCTCTGTGCTGCTCCTGTACCTGTATATAAAACTGTATTAAAGTGTTCAGATGGAGTAAAGGTATCTGCTGCTGCATCTGCTGATACTTTAGGAAAAAACTTTTTATTTAAAGCCATATTATAAACTTATATCGTACTGTACTACTTGTGCTTTTGTGGTTTTTGCATTTATCTCACTTTCTTTAGTTGCAACTGATGTTCTTATAGCTGCTCTTGCATCTGTAATATCACTTGGTATTGCATCTCCTGTATCTGAATTTCTTATAATATACCAATCTGTTTCTGATAGCTTACTATTAGCATTTGCTTTTAGGTTTGCAATTTTCTGCTCCTTTAATTCTGCAACTGATTGAGACCAAGTTTTATTTGTTTTAGGATATGTAAATTGTGTATTTTCACTATCCCAAAATATTTCACCTAAATCGTGTATTTGAGAATTATAACCATCAGGCATTACAACATCATACAAACCCTCTGCTTTTTGTTCTGCTCTTGTGAGTTGGTCAAAGCCACCAAGATATTCTTTTTGGCTACCTTTAAATGATTTAGGTATAGAAGTATATACCTGTATTGTTCCGTTTCTATTTATTGCGTAACTCATTATGTTGCTATTTGTGAGATTTGATACCAAGCTTCAGAAGTTGATATAAATTTAAATTCTATTAAGTTTTTAGTTGATGAAGTATCATCATAAGTACCTGCTAATCTATTGAAAGTACCTGATGACCCATTAATATTTCCTAATGCTAATGTGTAAGAAGAGCCACCACCTGTTATAATTAAAGAACAAGTAGAGCCTACTTTAACATTTGTAAATGCTACAGTAGTAGAATGTCCTGCTGTCCAAGTAAATACATCAGCATCTTCTGTGTTAATAGTAATTGCAGTTGCTGAAGTTACAGCACTACTAGCAGTATATCTGTTTGCTAATTGGTCGTGATCTACAGCATCATCTGCTATCATTGAATTAGATACACTATCTGTATCACCTGTACCAACTAATGTGCCTGTAGCTGTAGGTAAAGTAAGAACAGCACTACTAGCTGCTGAATGTGGCTGTGCTTTTATAGTTTGATAATGAGCATTACTTGATTCGCAATACATTTGTATTTCAGCAACATTACCTGTTCCTGTTCTCATTTGTATACTACCATCAGAAACAGTTACACCTCCGGTAGATCCATCGCCATCTACCACTAAATTATTTCCATCAAACGTTAGATCTGCCTCTGCATTACCATTCGTAGAGTCTACTGAAGTCAAAATTCTGTTATTCGCTGAATTAGCAACTGCATAACTACTACCTGTAGCAGTTAATTGCCCACTACTAGCACTCAATCCTGATCCTGCTATAGCACTAACAAAATCTACTATTGATTCTTTTTTAGTATTATTTGAATCATCAGCATCTATTATAGCTAAACTATCATTAGCTACATTAACTGTAGCACTAGATAAATCGTTAAGGTCAAGATTTATATCGTTTGTGTTTATTGATAAACCTCCATTTGTAGCATTTACTACATTTAAAGTAGCATCTCCAGAAGTAGCATCTCCTGTCAATCCATTACCTGCTACAATACCTGTAATATCTCCATCAAACTTTTGTTCCCAAGTGAACCCGCTTGAAGCAGAGTCATAAGTTAATACATAACCATCCACAGGAGAGTTAGTAACTTTTAAATTTGGTTCATCAACAAAGTCAGCTCCATATACTTCATTAAAATTATCATTTACTTTATCAAACGCATCTCTTAACGGATCACCTGTTCCATCGTTTGCTGCCGAACCAATATTAACTGTCTGTTTAGCCATTTTATATTATTATTAATTATAGACAAGGAGGTTTAGAATCTATATCAACAGTAGACTGATTAGAGCTATCACCCCACCAACTACTACAATATATAACCGCCCAATTTATTGTATTTGCCATTATTCACTATAAAAATTACTTGCAAGATAATTGATCGCATCAGCGAATATTCTAGCTGTACTTGCTAAAGGTCTTGCAAAGGTGTTAACGATAGTCTCATATATATCGCCCCAACCTATACTGTTATTTATTTCTCCAAAATGTGTTGTATCGTATATCTTTCCCCAACTCATTATTATTCTTTTTAAGATAACTATTTAACTTGATTTCGTTATCTTTCTTTACCTTATACTGTTTTTTCATAAAACCCAACCAGAGTATGTACTGTCTTTATCAGGATATACATCCTCATTAGTATTACTATAATATTCTGGAAACTTACTAGGAGCGTTAAAACTCATATAATCAATAAATCTATCAGTATAATATTGAGCATAATCTCTTTCCTTTGCAGTAAGTGAATCTATTTCTGATTTTTCCGGTTGTGTTGAATTTTCACTATTATGTTTATATATTCCTCCATTACCAATAGTATATGCTGCAAAAGGTAAATATTCTGCCATAGCATAATGTATTAACATTGGCTGTATATAGTCATTTACTAAACTTAAATAGTCTCCTGCTAAATCATCATCAATGATATCTTGAGATATTTTATTGTATAAATCAGTCCCTAGATAATTCCTCACGTGGATCTCTTGAGCTAGTTTTATAAACTGTAAAAACTTATCAGGATCTACATTACCACCTAAGGCAGTATTCCTAACTAAATCAGCTCTTTTTATAAATAGTGCAGTAGCCATTATTCTTGTTCTTCTATTTGTTCGTCAATAGTCTCTTCAATATCTTTTTTTACTCCGGTTTCCTTTTCTATTTCAGAATCACTAATTGCATTTGTTAAATCAGTAAATTCTAAAGGTTGTAATGTTTTAAAGTATATATCTAAATTAATTCCATTAAATTCTAATATTCTTTCTAGCTCATCTAATATTGTAACCTGCATAGGTCTAATAACAGTATTATCCATTAACAAAGATGCTGTTTGTAATTCTTCAGCATTATTACCTAATCCACTATTATCTTTAATACCTACTAACATTGGAGAAACTATTCTATGGGAAACCATAACCTTCTTCATTGACTCATCAGATAAAAACTGATATTGTTGATGAGCATCATTAAGTATTATAGGATCTACAGTTGCAGCTAATTCTTTACTATCATTAAAAGCAAGTATAAATTTACCGGCATTACTACTCCCACTAAACTTCTCATATATCGCTCTTTCAATCATATCACGCTGCTCCTTATCTGGAGTGCCATTATTAAAGTTAATTAACATACTTGGTTGTAATCCATTCTGTATATTACTTATATGGTAGTTAGCTATTTCTTCTTCTAGTTCAGCATATTGCAATCCTCCTTGATAATCTACCGGAGAATAATAATAAAATCCTGCTCTATAAGGTCTGATATATAATATTTCAATACCATCTTTACTCATTCCAAAAGCAGATATTCTTTTAGGTTTTTCATTAGGTTTTACTTCCTTCCAATCAGAAGAGTAATAATATGCCTTTATTTCGCCTTCTAAAGCCTTCTCAGCCCTTAACGTCTCCACAGGTATATGTGAGACCTCTACGATCTCTGAATGGTCCTTAGAATAGATTATTTGAAGTGCTGCTTGGCCCATCATTTTATAATCATAACAAACCTTTTTCATACAGTCTTTACTGAATAGATTTTTCATCTTTTCATATTCAGCGGGTTTACTTTCAGAATCAGTAGCTTCTAATCCTCTTCCGTATATCATTTCAGCTATTCCGTTAATAGCTGCGTTATTTGTTGGGGATCCGTTATATCTATCTATAAGATATTGAAAATACATATTATCTTCTCCGTAACCTACCCAATCATATTTTTTAGATTCAATTACTTCCGGAGCTGTATAGCTTGATAAATTCACAACGTGAATACCATCTTTTGTTTTTGGTAATTGATTAATTCTTCTATTTGGTATTTTTCGTCCCATTATATAAATACAAATTCATTATCATAACTATCCTCTTCGGTATATAAATTGTTACTTACAAAGTATTTTTCTAGATTAGATTGATTAGTAGCGAATATTAATCCTCTATAAATTTCTTCTGTATTAGAAGAAGATAACTCAACAACATATCTATACAAAGTATCTTCTGTTAAAGTAAAAGTACCGGTAAGAACCATATATTGTCCTTCATCAGTTTTTGTTGGAGTAACTGTAACTGTCTTATTAGTATCTTTATTGGTTAATTTTATAACCGGATTACTAGCATCCTTTCTAGGAACTATCTTTAAAACTTGACTCCCTGTTGTAGGTAATATATTCATATATAAAATAACTAATCGTAAGTCGTTTTGTTTTATAAAGATATAAAAAAAGGGGGTTAAATACCCCCTTGATTTATAGTAATTCAATTAAGAATTAAGGAGTTCTCTTAGTACTAGCTGAATCAGTTGCACTACTCATTCCTGCGAATGGATCAGCAGTTGTTGGACTAGCTAAGAAATTAGGCATAGTAGTTTCATTTGCCGTAAGTGTCAAGGTATATCCCTGGAGATCTCCCATCGCAGTTCCTGTTACCATTGTACCTCCGGTAACTTCTGCTCCGTGTTCTCTACCTACTAAAAGCACTTTGCCATCAAAAGTCTCTACAAAAACGTGAGGTCTACCAAAAGCCATAAGCTTTAGTTCGTTGTTATCCTCTTTAGTTAGTTTATGTAAAGTTAAATTCACTACTTGCTCAAAGAATGTTGTACCATTCTCTAGAGAAGTTTGTATATTAGTTTCTACAGAAGAGTTTCCTTTTACATCATAAGTATGGTAAGTAAAAGTTCCATCCATATCTGTTACTTCGTCACTACTTAGTGTTATAGTACCTAAGTCTCCAAAGTCAACAAAATGAATTTTTCTAATACCACCAACCGCATCTTTACAAGGTTTTGTTCTTCCACCGGTTAAATCACAAGCCATAATTATAAGTATTAAAAAAGGGTAGGTAGGCTCTAGGCTCACCCACCCTTACAGTTAGTTAATTAATTTATTAGTTAGCAGAGTTAGTAATACCATAAGTTACAATATCAGTAACAATACCATACTGTACACCTGCACTAAATCTCATAATAACTCTCACATTTTGAGAACCATCAAGATCTGCCATATCTAATACTTTTACTTCATTATGGTCAGAAAGTAATCCTGTACCGAAGAATAAGTTAGATTTTTCAGCAGCAATAGCTGTATTATCAGCAAGGCCATTAGCAACGAATATTTTTACACCATCAAAAGATAATGCTCCATTATTCCACCATTGAGTACCTTGATTGTTTGTACCTGCTGCACCTAATCCAGATGCTCCAAATCCACCTAAAGCTCTTACATAAGCTCTAGCGATGTTTTGAGAAACATATAGATATAGATCTTCACTTCCATAAAGAGCAGAAGGAATAGCATCTACGATAGATCCTAATTGAGCAACAACATTAGAAGATGTTACTGTAGTTCCTGCAACCTCTTGTCCTGAAGGTAAGTCAGCATCTAATGCAATTTGAGTAGTCAAACCATTAAATTGTCCGTTTGTTGAAGTGTCTCCGGTCCAGATTGAGTTTTCTGTTCTTTGAGCAACTTTAGCAGCAACGTGTGCAATTAAGAAATCACTAAATGCAGGAGGTAGGTCGCTATAAGCAGAGTAGCCCATTTGAACCGCTTCCCAATCAGATATGAAATCTTTCTTACATAGTTGTAAATTCACTTGTTGTTCTTCTGGTTGAAGAATTCTTTCAGTAAGTGTTAATGTAGAAGTAGCAGAAAAATCACAAGTAGCATCTTTAACGATATCGTCACTAGATACTTTTTTGATTACCTCTTTTAACTTCACATTAGGTTTTACTGTAATACCACCATTAGCGATGGTAGCACCCTCTAGCAAGGCAGCAGCAATATATTGACCTGCAAACTCCCCTGCATAAGTAGTAGTAATTGAAGTAGTAGTAGCCATTTTTATTAAAATTTAGACGTTTATTTATTTTTACTTATTCTTGCCATTACACGATCGAATGTGTTAATGGGTTTATTTTGCCCGTATTGGAAATCAAATCTTCTTGGGTTTGATTCTTCCGGGTTATGTTTTATTGCTTCAGCAGCAGGTTCTTTAGAAAGCTCTTTTACTTGCTCTGATAGAGCTTCTTTCTCTTTCTTCATATAACCCATCTCTTCATCAATCATTTTCTTAATAGCGTTGATTTCAGCTTTCATAGCTGACATATCCGCCATATATTTTTCCTCCGAAACATATCCTTTTTCAAGTTGTGTTTCTTCTTCTGCCTCCAACTCATCTTCAGATGCCTCTACCTCTGAAACTTCAGGAGCTTCTTCAGTAGCGACTTCTTCTGACAACTCGGTAGTAGCTTCTTCTTTTACTTCCTCTGTTGTCTCACTTACAGCTTCTACAACCTCTTCTTGAACTTCCATTTCTGAAAGCTCTTGTGGAGTTGGTTGCTCGTCTGATAGTTTAGACAACTTTTGGAGAATCTCATTTAAAATAGTTGTCGCACTCATAATAATTATTAAAGTTTATAAAGTAATTAGTTAAAATATTAGTGTTAGATTTTTAGTTTGCTGCTATACAGGCATCACAATCATTGTAAGCTGTTACAGAATTTATTTTATGTTCTGCTGATGTTTTTGTTGCAATAACAGTATAACATCCACTATGACCACTATAGGCAAAGTTGAAATAGTAAACATCACCTATAGTGAGTTCTACATCTTCTATATATACTTCTTTATGTTGACTATGCCCACATAATTGTATATTATAATAGTAAGTGGTAGTTGTTTTAGTTATATTTCCAATACCTTGAGCTTCTAAAGTACCATCACAACATTTAGATGAGTATGTTCTTCCATCTGGACATAAACATCCTCTTTTACCTCCTTTTGGAGATGTTCTAGATAATGTAGCGTTCTTTCTTCTTCTCATTTTTTACTCTTAGGATGTTTCTTTGGCAACAAATCGTAATCAGTTGTATATTTTGGATTTTGTGGTCTACCATTCTTAACTAAATACATATAAGCATTTACTCTAGCGTGGGCCCATTGAGAAGCTGATTTTACTCTAGGAGAATGACTTGTATTAAAAGCCCCTAATCCTCTTTGAAATACACTTGATAAAACACCTACAGTCACACCATAGCCTAATTTATCTTTATATTTCTTATTAAATTCATTAGCTTTCTTTTGTAATGAAGCTTTATCTTTAGCAGATACTTTTGCTCCGGTTTTACCTTTTGCATTACCTTTAGCAGTTCCTTTACCTTTAGGGTTTTTATTAGGAGTATCTGAAGCAGGTGCTTTAGGAGATGATTTAACACCACCTTTAGGACCTACTTCTGCCATATCTAATTCTCCTATTTCTTTTAGTTTGGATTTTGCCCATCTAAATCCTGCTTTTCCGCCCCAAGCATCATACATCAATTTACCACAACCATCAGAATAGCTTTTAGATGATTTTAAATCACTCTCGTGACGAGCTAAGAAACTATGCATTCTCTTTATAGTTGATACTGTTAGATTAGCTCTTGATGCTAATTGTGAAGCTCTACGTTTTCCTACAGCAGTCCCACAAGATCCCCATCCATTTTTATCTACATATTCTAATACTCTTTTAGCATTACTTACAACTCCATCGGGATAATCATTATAAGTAGCTAATTTGTACATTTTACTGTTGAGGTAATCTCTAAGTTCTAGAAGTATTTCATTCGCTTCAATCTCGCTAACCTCTTCGATTTCTGCCATATTAACCTTATCAGTAAAATATCCCTCAATAGAGAAACCTTTGACCAAACCGGTCTTAACATAGTTATTCCAAACTTCATCGTTATTTACTTTCATAGAAACCATCCAGGTGCCTACCGGAAGATCCATATCATATTTTCTAGATTTATCATATTTCTCATCTTCTATAATCCAAGATTCAACTACAGATAAACCATTTAATTGTGCTTCGTGTTCCAGAGTAGATTTATTCTGATTGCCTCTCATAAGAAATAATTCAGAAGCTTTTCTTACTGTATCCTCTGAAAAATATATATAATATTCATCGTCTCCATCTTGACGATATATGTTCTTATTTGGAACTAATGCAGCTCCCATAAGAATACGTTTTTCTTTATCTACTTCAGCAAGTTGTAATTTACTCTGTTCACTTAAAGCAATAAAGTGTTCTTGAATTGCAGGTCTATCAACTATAGATATAGCTTCTATTCCTGATAATAATTCATCTTCATCTATAAGTAATTCTATAACTCTCATATTAAAGTAATTTATATGTTATATCTTGTCTTAATTTACGTACTAGAGGTTTCTCTATAATTAGCTACATTATTTTGTGCATCTGTTATTTCTGACTCAACAACAAATGCTTTCATAGGTTTTGATAATATAGGGGCTATTGATCCTACTAATTGTGATTCTGGAGAGGCTCCTACAACGTTAAAATCCGGGGCTTCAACAGTCACATCTCTACCTCCAGATGATGGTCCTGATACTCCTTTAAGATTCTTGCTATCGTACTTTGTAGCGAGTATAGCAGCTATTTGAGCAGCACCATTGGCTAAAGTTAAAGCTTGTGCTATTTGAGCCCTAATAGGGGATGTAGGATCTCCTACAATTAATTGTGACCCATATGCTAATATACCTGCCTGATAAGTATCCATAATGACCCTACTTATTTTAAGTCCTTGCTCTATCTTCCAGGCTTTTTTATTAGCTTCTTCTACTTGAGCATCATATTTCTTTTTAGCTTCAATCTCGTCTTCACCGGCAGCTATTCTAGCTTCTAATTCAGCTCTAGCATTATTTATTTCAATATTCTTTCTAGTGTTAGAGATACCGGTAATAACACCTGTTGCTTGTTTATATATTTCTTTTATTTCATTAAATCTCCTTATCTCTCTATCTCTTTGAGCATCTGCTAATTTACCTTGCAATTCAGCTAAAGCAATCTCCGCATTCATTCTTTCTACAGTACCTTCTTTAAATATATTAACTAGGTCTGTTTGTAATTTTACCTGGGACTGTAAATATCTAAGGTTAGCTTCTTCCGATTTACTTTGAAATATTTCCGGTAATCTAGACTGCTTATCGAAAGATTCAGCTTGTATAGATTCAAGTTTATAAGCTAATTCTAAAGCCTCTTGAGCTAATTCTTTATTTAAGATTACTCTTCTATCCTTGTAGTTTTCTTCTATAGCTTTTAATACTTCATCTAATTCTCTTTCACCATCTTCTATAGAGCTATTTAATTCTTGCTTTGACTTTAGTATAGCTTCATCAAAATTCTTTCTAGCATTTAAATCTTCTTGTAATTCTTGTTTAGTTTTTTCACTATCCTTTTTTCTATTTAAGAAGTCTTTTAATCTTCTTTCTTGTGCTTCTTCAAACTCCTGTTGTCTGAATTTTTGAGTATCAACAAATGTCTTAAATCTTACTCTATACGTATTCTTTTGATTTAGTTCTTCTTGTACTAATTTAGCTTGTTCTGTTTCTAAAAATCTAGCTAAAGAATCTTGTTCTATTTTTTCTATATCTTTATCTAAAACAAATCTAGCTTCTCTAAATTCACCAAATCTTGCAACAGCAGCTTGTGCTGCTCTGCCTCCATCAGTATCATCAGGTTCAGCAGTAAGTTGTTTTTCTATTTCAATAATTCTTTTTACAGCAGTATCGAATTGATTTACTGTATCTTCTGATTGAGCCCTAAATAATTCTGCGTAATCTACATCTTCATCTAGACCTGCTAACCTAGCTAAATATCCCTTTCCTCCGGCAGCTTCATAAGCTTCAGTACTCTCAAAGAATATTTTTTCCATAAAGGAAGCATTTTCTTCAAAGATTCTTTTCCTTTCCTCAAAAGTCTTTGCATCATCTAATTGAGCTTGTATACCTCTTATTTTTTCTCTTTCTGCAAATAATTCTTGATTAGCTTCTAATATAGCATCTAACTCACCTCTTAATCTTTGTTGTCTTATATATTCCTCTACTTGTTTGGTTAAATCTTCTAATGATGTTTTTTGCTTATCATAACTATCTACAATTCCTGGAGAAGCAGCCTCTAATTCTTTTAAGGCATTTAACCTTACTTCTTCTGATATATTAGTGTCTTTTAGAACCTCTATATACCCTAACATCTCTCTTCTTTGACTCTGGACAGTTTCTTCTAAATCTTCAAGAGAATCCTTAAAATCATCTGCTGCTTTTTGACTCCCTTTAAAAAAGTTAATTATATCATTACCATAAGTAATTAATAATTGTATACTTATTAAAAATATAGATTGAGCAGTAAATAAAGCTGCTATTGCTGACCTTAACCCACCGGCAGCATTTGCTGATGCAGAAAATAAACTAACTAATTGCCCTAAGTTGTTTGCGATAGCTGTAAACCCATAACTAGCATCAGAGGCTAAACGAGCAGATTCAGCAATTATAGCATTATTCAAACCGGAGTTAGTTCTCATAGCTTTAGCTGCCATTGCTGATTGTGTACTTGCACTAGCTAAACCAAGAGAAGATCTTGCAGCAGCATCATTAACCTCTTTCTGTATCTTTATTTGTTGATTTACTTTAGCAAGGTCAATAGCTTCTTGCTTTTGTAAATTACTTAGTATTTTAGTTGCTCTAGCTAATTTATTTGTTGATTTAGTAGTTTTATCTAATTCAGACCCTGCTTTTGCCCCTTTTACTTGTATCGATATAATTATTTCTTTAGCGTCTGCCATAGTACACTCTTTTTAATTGTTTCTTAACATCTTTTATATTCCCACAAGCTTTATACTTACCTTTAGCTATGTCAACATTTTCTGACACCCCATACCAATCAGATATATTTAATAATTCTAATATTTGCTTTATCATACTATTTCGTTATATGCTAGGTTTATTAACTCTAAATTACTTTCTCCTGTAACAAGATTTATTGTCATTGAATTAATTCTAAATATATTATCTTGTATTTTAAATTGATCATTTAATCTAAAATTGACTATTATATTAGCAGGTAAATAACCTCTAAACTTGAATAATCTTTTTGTTGGATCAAATACTGATTCTACATAATTCTTATAAAATACCTCGTATAAAGAATTAGTATTGTCTCCATAATTAGTTGTTTGCCATTCATCAAATTCTAAATCAAAATTCAATGTGAATGAGGGTGCCGTTGCTGAAGTGCCTTCATCTTGTGCGTTTGATGGTCTCCAATAGTTATCGATACCTGTTGGTGATGAAGTAGAAATATAATTTATCTTTCTAGTAGAAGATAATCCTGTTTCTCTAATCCCATAAAATAATAATGGTTTTATTAGCGTTTTATCATAATCACCTTTAGCAGGTACTATAGGAGGACCGGCATCATAATCAGTAGCTGTAAAATCACCGGAAGCACAATAACCCCATTGTATATCTGTTAAACTACTTGTTTCTGTTGACGAAGTATTTAAATCTCTTAATCTCTCATATTTCATATGGGAGAAAGGCACTTTGATTTCATATTTACTGCCTCTATCTATATTAGGGTATTTTCTTCTGATATTAAACTCTGCATCACCAAAAACTTCATCAAATTGTTCTGTATGGTGTTCCATAAGAACAGTACTGTTTTCTGTATATTTAAAATCAATATCTGTAAATGGTAATAAAGAATTTACTTTATGATTTGTATTATCTATATATTTAGCTATATCCGTAGTACCTCCACTATGGTTATATATCGCATCACTATAGAAATTATCTAAAGTATCCACATATATTTTACCATAATTAGTGTCGGCCACTTCATCAATATAATATGCTGTTAAGTTGAATAGCTTAAATAAACCGGTTAAAAAATCTATTACTTTCATCTCCGGCATTCTATTAGGGACAACAATTTGCACTTCTGTATCTTGACTAGAAGTAGTATATGTTTTTTCTGTTGATATAGCTCCTTGTTGTGATGTTATAGCAAAAGATGTAGAGCTAATAGTTAATTGTTCTTTAGATTCTATAATTATTTCGTATTCTTTATCTGGGATGTTTGTTAATCCAGGGACTACAGATCCAAATACGATAGGAAGTAAATATATTCCATTAAGTAATCTAGAAGCAGTAAATTCTATATTATCTGTTAAGTTTATTAATTTGACTTGATAATCTTTATCAGAATCTGCTGAATCTAATGTTACAGTTAAAGTCATAAGGAAACCATAATCATTAACATTTAATATTATTTTACTCCCATCAAAATCAACAACGCTAGTGGGGTGGGGATCAGATGATGTATATCCTGTAAGTTTACTACTATATATAAACCCTTCATCATCATCAACATCAGTTATCTCTCCTTTTTTATTATTCATCCATAAATAAAGATTACTAAATGGAGTAGAATTAAAAAATGTATTTCTTGTGGATCCAGATGTAGTTGGTACTGTTCTGGTAAATTCTATACCATATGTTGATTCAATAGCTTCTATAAGATGAATAGCTTTTATAGCCGGTTTTAAATCAGTAAACTCTAATCCTCTTATTGTATCCGGTGTAGATGTGTCGTGGTAAATATTACCATCAAAGTTTTCGTCATTTGATAATGTAGCTGAAGAATTAAAGAATAATCTTTTTTTTGATGTTATAAGAGGATATATTATTGCATCTGTTTGTGATACTGAATTTACTGTGAAATCAAGTCCATCTTTAAGTCCATTCCTTACATTAGTCTCACTATATTCGTGGTTATAATTTTCTAGATAACTAAATAAAAAAGTGCCATCTGAATTTTTATCTGAGAATTTATCATCACCTAATAATTCTTTTAGAGATACTGTATGGCCATAAAAAACTATTCTATAATTAAATGGTTTATTATTTCTCATATCAACTCCCTGTAGAAATATTTTACCTATACGAAATGGTAGGTGATTTATTTCTATAGCAGCAGTTTTCTTTTGTCTAGCATCAAAAGCTCCTGTAGTTATATTATAATTATAATAATGTTTAAATATTTTATTATTTGAAGGTGATGCCGGGACATTAAATGCTTTTGAATAATCGGTAAATATTTTTCCTATATCACGAGCATCTTGTATTGATGAAGTAAGTTCTATAGTTTCATCTTGGAACAAGTCTACTCTCTGGTTCTCTATATATAGCTGTACTTTGTTTTGCATTACCTAACATTTTGTATATAGCTATTAGCATAGTCAAATTCTACCTCAAAATTTAATAACTTATCGTTTAATTCTGTTTTACTTGTAAAAGAAGAAGTTATAGGTGTTATAGGTATAGGTTCTTCTGAATCTAATCCTTTTTCGTGGATCCAAGCATATTCTGTTACCATAAGTTGTTTTATTACTTCATTATGGTCTTCACTAACAAAACCTGTATTCATTCTAAAGGTCTCCTGTGTTGTTATATCTAATAAAGATTTACTATGGGCAAATCTATTAAAATCAACTCCTGTAGATGAAGTAGTAAGTAAAGTTCTGTAATAATTTTCTTTTTCTGTAGAGAATTGATCTGTACGTTTTTTAAAGAACCATAAATCTTGTAATGCTCCAAATTTATTTATAAAAGTTATTTTATATGGGGTGAATTTACATTCTTCTATTTCTCTAACTTCAATCTCAACATCAGTACCACCTGGAGTTGTATATGTTACTTTTGTAGTATCTCCTGATCCTGTTGTAGATTTAGATGTATCGCTAGAATCGTCAGTTCTTAAAAATGTCATATCAGCAGTATAAACCTGTAAAGCACCGGTAAAATTATCTGCTTTTATATCATCTCTATCTACCCTTACATTCGCTACAGCACCTCCAAATATTTTACTTGATAATTCTGTAGCTCCATCAAAAAACTTAACCTCATTAACTCCATCTGTTGATGTGAAAAAGGGGATATGTAGATCTTCTCCTTTTTTATGGTAAATTATTTTATTGCTAATTAGCACATCTTTAGATAAAGTGGGATTTATATTTTCCCCATAATAAGGAGCATTTAGATAAGTATTTATATCTTCCATTTGCCCATATCCTCTAAAAGCAATAAATTTTCTAGCTATAGGTGTTGCGTCTTCAGTTGTTCTTTCTACTCCATTTACAGTATAAGAAAATGTTCTAGTTAAGTCTGTTTCTACAAATCTGTTAAAAGATGCAGTACTATAATTGCCATCAAAATTAACATCAATATAATCTTTTATTAATTCTGATATTTCAAAGTTAATTGTATCTTCATTAGATAACTTTGTTTTACTTAACGTGTATTGAGGTGTCTGTGGCCTTGTACCACTCTCACTTATATAGATTTCTAGTTTTGCACTTTTTAATGATAAAGCCATATTAGTCTAATTGTAATGTGTTTACTCTATGTATAGTGTCTACTCCATCTAATATTGAACTAAAACATCTACCTTGAGCATAATAAACGTTATACAAGGGTCTTCTTGGATGGTCAAGGCCTTCTTCATTAGTAGGTGTATGTCTATAGTAAAATATAAATTTTTGACTTCCTTGTGCAGGTGTTATTCCTGATCTGTAGAACTGACCTTTACTAATTGTTGAGTTTCCTAAAACACCCGGATATATTTTAAAATAGTTAGCTTCGTTTTTAGTAAATAATATATATCTAAAACTACTTGTTCTATCATCGTAAACGATACCTCCTTTATTATAATAAAGATCTGCAATTGCAAAACTCTTTGTATTTTGTTTATGGATTATTTCTATCTCAATTACATTAACATCTGTATTGAAGTAAGTAGATTTAGCTAAATGTTGAGTAGGAGTAAGCTGTGTTGTAACCCCACCAGAAACTGAGCTATTCTCAAATATATGGCCTATAGCATAATTACCTACAGTATTAAAATCAGTAAAAGCATAATAAGTATCTGGGAAAATATATGAACCTCCAACATTAACTACTTGAGTTCCGTTTACAGTTAATTTTAAATATGCGTTTCTAGCATTTGCTAAATAAAAAGCAGGTACTACATCTATTAATGTTCCTTTAGTTACAGTAGGACTAGATGGTAATGTCCCTGGAGAAACGCTAGGTGCTGAAGGACAGTTAAATGTTAACTGATAATCATCTGTGGGTAATGGAGCTGAAACCAAAACAGATACAGTTTCCGGTGAAGCTGCTGTTTTATTTATTGTTACACTACCTGTTTGTACTCCACTAGCTAAATTCATATTACCTGATGTTATCCCTGAGTCTAATAATTCTTGTTCAAAATCACTATTCCCTACATAACCTGATGTTGAAAAGTTAGGAACTGTTGTGTTCCAAGTTGCTGTTATACTTATAGGTATATTTACTGTATAATTTATTGTAACAGTTCCTGTTGCAGCTCCTACTTTTAAATTATATATTTTACCTCCAATATCTTCACCTACTTTAACTGTTTCTCCACATAAAACTTCTTGAGTTAATGTATCCGGTTGAACAGTATCAGCAGGTGGTGTTGGATCATCTATAGGATCATCTGCTGTAGCAGGTTCATCAGGAGCCCCTTCATCTACTACTGTTATGTAGAATGGACTTCTAACATTTATTTTCTGAATATCTTCTGGCATTATTCTACGTTTATATTATAAGTTTCTCCCTTTTTATAATAACCTGCTTTTTCTAAAATGTCTTGCAGGTTTAGTTTTACATCTTTTACTACCGAATCCGGTAATTTATTTAGTCTGGATAATGATTCATTTAGTGCCGATGAAATAAATCCGGTTTTTTGTACATTTTCCCTTCCTATCTTTCTACTTATAGCATATGCTATACCTTTTGCTTTTGTACTCTCTAGAGATATAATTTTACCTTTAGCATCTTTTAATGATGAGGTTTTTTTCTTTAACCATTTAAGTATTTCACTAACAGGAGGAGCTTTTCTTGGAGATCCATCATTATCGTCTAAATATTTACCATAACTGTTAGCTTCTATATTTATACTATATTCATTTTCTTTCTCCTGGGTTAATGGTTCAATTGAATTAGATAATTTACCAAACGCTTTTATAGGGGAGTTATAAGTGCCAGAAGCGTAAGTTCTAGTTCTATTTTTATCTATTTCTAATTTAACTAATTTAATTAGTTGCTCAGAAAACCCATCTACAAACAGTTTTGTATTTTTAAACCTATTAATCACAGTTAGTACCTCCGAATGTTACGTTATCATTTCTTATTTCCATATTCATAGTAAGAGACCAACCGGTAAGTAAATTTTCAAACCTATCTTCAAATTGGGTGGCAGTTGCATCATTCGCTAATTCGTAGCCTTCGTCATTAAGAGAACCTTGTCTAACTGATCCTTGTAATCTATTTACTACAGTTAACATTGTATTTAAAATATCTTGTTTATTATCTCTAGTATATTCAGGATTTGAAGTAGTTTGTTTATTCTCCTTAAAATCATCAACAACATCCATTGCAATAACATTTACAGAAAAACTAATAAATCCATCACCAAATACAACATCTGATGTAGTTATATGGGCTAATGGGAATATAGACTGCTTAGATAAGTCAATATCAAATATATCACCGGATGTAACAGTATTTATAGATTTATCAGCTATAAGTACATCATATATTTTATCTATAAGGTTATAATATTCTTTCATCGCTTCATTGCTTTCTTAATCATTCTTTGTTCTAATTCGTTTTTCTCTTTTTCAAATACTAAATACATTAAACACTTAAAAAGGGGTTCTTCTGTAACTTGGTCAAACTTTGTGATGTCGCCTTTAGCGAGTCCATAAATTGATTGATACCAACCCCACTTTCTACCAAAGCCTCCTTGAGCCGAGAGGTCTTGGCCCTCTTCGCTTCCATCTCCAAAGAGTTGAGGGAAGCTTTCGATAACTCGATCCCTAAATTGTAAAAAAAAACCACAGCTCCCATTACAATGTTAAGTGGCATATCTTTCATTAGCTCCTTGACTTGATCACTAGGACTATAGGGAGCTATAGTATATTTATCTTTTTGTGTAAAGTTTACAGGTCTATATAAAACCGCCATAGCTTTATGCATATCTTGCCAATCAGATATTCCTGATTCTACATCTACATATTCTCCTAAACTCATATCATCTAGTTTAGGTATAAACCCCATATCTACGTCTAATAATTTAAATCTCCTGGTTAATCCCCAATCTTTACTAAATGCATTAGATATTATTTTAAGTACCTTATCAAACTCAACAACCGGAATTGATTCCACATCATTAAGATTAACATTACAAAATATTTCTACTATTTTTTTATTTAAGAAATCATTGTATTCATCCCCTTTATTTTTATCGGCAATCTTTAAATATTTCTGGTATTGCCTAAGTGTAATTGATTCTAAAGATGCGGGTACTTTTAACTCTAAATTCCTCATATATAAAGTAATTAAATCCTATTTTTTTGTATTTATCAAAAACTCCAAGTGCCGATTTGTCATACATATATACAGTAATATAGTATATAGTTATATATATTCGGTATATAGTTATATATCTAATAAATAAAATAACTATATATATATCTGCCATATAGACAGTTGGAGATTATTCTTTATTGTATTTCGTATACATATAGCAATATAACTCCCATATCTTGGTGTCTACTTCATTCTTTTTATACTTCTTACCGGATCTTGTAATCTTACCATTATTGTTAACCTCGATGCCATAAAGTTTTTCATTATTCTTATTTGGTAAACAATAAATAAATATGCCGTTCTCACTACACCATTGGAATGCATCATATTGCATTGTATCAAACATACCTATTAAATTCATATTGTAAATATACATAAAAGGATAATACAATAACCTATTAGATTCACATTGGCAGTTGGAAAAACCTATCTGGGGAGAGAGTGGATGAGTTATGAAACCGGTCCTCTTATCCGGCAGAGTTAACTAAATATCAATTTTAAGGCTATTTAAAGCCGTTTTAAGAGCCTTTTATATATTCTCTAGTGTATAGATATAGGAACAATAAAAAAAGGCCGTTAAAACGCTTTATTTTGCGTTTAGTTAATATTATTAACTTATTTATGTTGTTTAGTTGATATTTTAAAGACCGGCCTACCTATTCAAATAAAATTATAAAGATAATCAAGTACTTACGTTAATATATACAAATAAAAAAGCCCTAAAAAAGGGCCTTTATTTTAATTTATTTTTATTTTAATTTAATTACCTGTATAAATTTATTTTACCATAATTAGATGTTAAATAATTTAATTGTTCATTTTCTCGCTCCTGTTGTAACAGCTTTTTAAAACGTCTTTTTTCTTTTATCTTTTTTATATTATGATCAAATTTAATTTTATTACTCATATTATGAAATTATTTTGTTTTTAAATAATGTTTCTAAAATTTCTATTTGTTCATTTTCTTCTAAACTAGAAAAACCTACACCATCGTAATAGCCTGAATTTTTAGAATAGTTAAAAGACTCAATTTCTAATTCTTCTAATAAATCAATGGCTTTTTGTTTATAATCTATTTTGTTACTCATCTTATTAATATTTAAATTACAAATCCTGTTTTATCATATTTGGCCGGACCTTTTGCCCGTAACCCTAAGACAACATTTTTATTATATATCATTAATAAATCGCTTTGGTCCCCGTCTAAAACTTTGTAGCCTTTCCAATATTTCGGGAGTTTGTCTCTGAATACGGCCGAAACATTGCCACCAATAGCCAAAACGGCCTGAGCTGTTGAGCTGTTTTCTTCACTCCTGGAAAAAGTTAAAAAGTAGTTTTTATGGTCCTTATAACGTTTTATTCTTGATATTAATTTTGTATAATCATAAAATACGGCAACGTGTGAAAAATCTTCAATATTAAAATTTGCATACTTTTTTAATAAGTGAATAAAATCAATGTCCGATGTACCATTTAAACGAAAAGCAATTTTTTCATTTTTCTTATAGGCCGTCAAACATTTTTTTTCTATTTCTTGCGCTAATTGTTTTATAAAGCTTTTTTTGTCTCTCAAAAAATACTCAGTTTTTTTTACGCGTCCCTCAATCACCGGGGCCATAAGACCCCGCCCGGCCGTAAATAGGCAAGATTTTGCGCAACCTTTAGAGGCCATAGGGCAAAGGTTATGATTTTTTGAATTTTGCGTATAAGGTGCCAAATATAAAATAAATGTTTTAAGATTGTTTTTTATTGTTTTTGCGTTACTTATTCCCGTACTTAATAATGTATCCGGTATTATTTCTTTTTTAGAAATTTCCTTAATAATATTATTAATTTTATTTTCCTTAGTTATTGCCATCTTAATTGATTTTTATTTATATGTAGTTTTTTAATTGTGTCTAAGTTAACGTTTCTATATTGTTTTATCCCGGTGTCATAAACCCGTATAAAACCCGATGCAATAGGATGTTTAACTTTTATTTTTTTATCTGTCTTTTTAAAATAGTTTTTTACAGAAATACGGCCCGTTAATTTTCGTAATGTTTTGTCCTGTTTAATAAACTCCACATAAAAAAAACGTCCTTTTGTTTTTTTAATTTCATTGTAAATATTAATGCGTTTAATATTTGATTTTACATTTTTATCTAGTTGAATTACTTTCATCGTATTATATATTTAAGTTAATAATAAAATTCTCTAACAATAAAAGCAAACAAGTTAAAAGCCCTAAAAAAAGCGAGTAACCAATTAATATAAGTTTTTTCATTTTATTCTATTTAGTTAATATTTGTTAGCGTGGAACTTTTCCACCTGACAAATATAAATAAAAAAATAATATAAAATAAAGCTTTTTTGCAAGTTTTTTTTTGGTCCCTAATTTTAAACCGGTAATAAAAAAAGGCCCAACCGGACCTTTGACCTATTGAATTCATACCCCTATTGAATTGCGTGGTGGGTATTAAATTCACATCCCTATTGAATTCACATCGTTTGTGAATCTAATGATCTCATAAGCTCGAAGAGTTCTTCATCGTGTACGTTGTGTACTTTATCTTCTCCGATTCTTTGAGCAATAAGATCCTGGACAATATCTAATTCTTTTTTAGACATCTTTATATTTATATTTCTATAATGAGTCATAATATTTATCATATCTATTTATTATTATTTTTCCAACTTTCCATAATACGTTCACCTGTTGAATCGTCAATGTAATATGTATAGTCACCTATTGTAACATAAAGACAGTTTTCGGTCCTAACATCTATTTTCATTGTATTTCTTTTAAATGGTTAATTAGCTGATCTAATCCGGAACAAATTCCAATGTATTCTCTGTGGGTATGGCTATCATTTATCCACTCTTTATCTTCTTTAATATCTTTAGCGATATTCTCTATTTTTTCAATTGTTATCATATTATTTAGATTTATCAAGTTCTTCACAATGTTTAGCAAAAGCATCTGTATTTAGTTGAATATGTATTCCATTTATATTACAACTATCTACCTTATAACTATCAACTACACCATCTTTATCTATATATGGTATATCGATCCTATCACTCATAAGAAATAATAAGTGTTCCATTTGTCTAAGGTTTAATCCCTCGTATATTTCGTGTACCTCCTGGTACTCATTTTGAATATTTTTATTCATACTTTTCATAATTAGTTAATTTTATAATTTGATGCAATATAATAATTATTTTCCAACTGACAAATATTTTATAAAAAAAGGGAGAAAATTATTTCCTCCCTCTAATTAAACAAAAATCAACTAATATCGACTAAGAATGAAAAAAAGTCTATAACAAATATATAAAATTATTTTACAATATACATACCTCTAGGAACACTTCTTACTAATAAGTATTGAATTGCGTACCTAGATGCATCTATTAAGTGGTTATAATTATCTATAGGCTTTACTCCATTAACTGCCCAAACGTAGTTATTAAATTCTTTGATTAAATTTTCTCCTTCAATATTTATGTTGTAATCTTGCATAAGAGAAATACCGGTTACAATGGACCCTTTAGATTTAACAGTAGGTGTTATATTAATAGATGGTTTTTTCATCCGGAGTTCTACCAAAATACGAGGCTCAGAGTTATCTGACACTATTAAATTGCGACCTGCAATTCTAACACAATAATCGTATATTTGTGAGGTTACAAGGCCTTTCTTATATAGATGCTCCTTTAACCATATAATCTTTCTCTCTTTATCAATAGCACATTCTACGAGTGCTGTTGGATCATTTGCAAAGCCGAAGTCTAACCCATATATTGAATCTATTGAATTGTTAAATTGTCCTACTTGCCAATCATTGAATATAACTCCTTCAGCTCTTTGGAGCCATCCTCCCATTATTTGATGTTCGTATTTCTCCGGTCTCCTTTCTTTCATACTTTCAATCTCATATACAAAAGATCTACTTAGATGTTTTATATTATCTAAATAAGTTGTATGGATATAAGTAACACCATTTTTAGTCCCATTAAATCCATCTGGAATAGATCTATTCTGAAAGAATCTTTGATATATCCAATGTTCTTTAGTGGTAGGGTTTAGAATTAATATACATCTATTTGTAGATATTTTACTACGAATAGAAAAATCTATCTTATCAAAAGAAGTCTCATCTAAAAGCTCTTCAGCTTCATCTAATACAAATGTATTAATCCCCTGGATAGATTTAAGCTTTGCAGTTTGATCTCCACTAGCAGTTTTTATACCACTAAAGTATATTGAACTGCCATTGAGTTTATTTGTTATTTCAGTTTTAGTTATCTCAAATTGACTCTCTACTCCCATAAGTTCAAGTTTCTCCTTAAACTCCGGTATAATACTCATCGAAGCAGAACTCATTGTGAAACGAGTAAATAATGTTTTTGTATTCTCCTGGTAGGTGAGTAATACTAAAAATGTATTAACGGCAAAAGATTTACCCGAACCACGGCCCCCTGTTATAACAAAGTATCTACTATCCGAGTTAAATAAAGTTTCGTATTTCGGGTTTAAATCTATTTTATTTGCCATAAAGTATTATTTGAATTCCGGTATTGTTTGTTCATACCAATATGCAAAACTTTCATCTCCATCAGGTAGTGGAGTATCAGATGCCGATAAGAAAGAATTTACTGCTTTTTTAAATGCTCTCAAATCTTCATATATAGTCTCTGACTTTATAATTCTAACAGCAGCTTGTCTTAACACCTGTGCAGATACTTTTTTCTTACCATATTTAGCCACTAATTGTGAAAACTCTTCTGACATAGTATCAGAGGCTGTCTTATCAATAAAAGATAATTTACCATTCATAAGTGGTTGATGACCTCTCATAATACCATCAAATGCAGTAGCAACAACACCATTAGATAATGTTTTACTGTATTGAATCATTTGATTTCTTAGATGGCTATATTCAGGTATCTTTTTTTCTGACCAAGATTTAACATAGTCATATAGATTCCAATTTTTATTACTAGAATTTAGAGAAATAATATATTTCTGTATTTCTTCGAAATCCTCTCCAAGCCAATCAATAATTGAGCAAGGTACTTCTTCAACATTTAATATTTTTAAAGCCTCCCATCTGTGTTGGCCTTCTAAAATATAATACTTCCCTCTTATTAAAGCGACTTTAATAGTATCGGCAAATCCATTATCTTCTATTAAATTTACCATTCTTTGGATGTGAGAACTTTGTGTATCTCTGTTCCCATCGAATAAATGTAAATCATCAATAGGTAACATCTTTACCTCTGCAAAATGAACTTTTAGTTCCATAGTTTATATATAATTCAAATTACGCCTACTCTATTAGCTTTTCGGCTCCCGCTATATTTATATATTCTATTCGTCTTTTATTTCTTTATGGTCCACATCTACAGTTTTAGGTTTACCAAAATCTACAATAGGAATATTTACATTCTTATTTATATTTATCTGTTGTTCTTTTGGTTTCCCGTACCTGTATTCCCATAGCATCTTAATATAATTAAAATTGCCTTTAGAAGCTTTTTCAGCAACATATATCCAAGCTTTCTCCTCGCTCCCAAAGGCTTTATTTAACGCTTTTAATGTTAAGGCACCCATCTCTTTTTCTTTTATCTTAGGAGGTCTCCCCTGGCCTCTAGAGATACCTTTAACTGCACCATTGTTTCTTCTCCCGTCTAATTTCTTTGGTTTCTTTTCTTCCATTATCCAATTACATATCCGTTTCTTTGATAATAACTTTCTCTCTCATCAGAGAACTGTTTTAACTTCTTATACTTTTGATTTACCTTTTCACTATCAATAACAAGGTCGTTATGTATTTGTTTTAACTTATCATATCTCCTGGTTAATTCATTAAAGCTGCTAAGAATCTCCATATATTGTGGGTCTATAGATTCAACATCAACAAACCTTTCAGTTAGTAGTTTATCTACTGTATTTAAGAATAGATGGTTTAATGTTATATAATCTACTTTTAATGAAGAATCAAACTCCATATATCCATCTAATTGTTTTATTGCGTGGAGAACAGTTGCGTGGTTTTTATTAAATATATTTGCTATCTCCTGGAATGACATCTTTGTATTATATCTTAATATCTTATAAAACATAGATCTAGCTATAATATATTTACGTTGTCTTGTATTTCTACTAATATCTATACCGAAATAGTTGTTTACTATTGTTCTTGCTATTTCTTTAGTTTGTTTGTTTAGGGTTGCTTCCTTTATCAAATTCATAATTTTTATTTCTGTAATCTTTATACGCTTTAGCTATTCCGCTACAGCATTCATAATGTTCTATATCTCTGTAAAAAGAAAGTAAATGACGAACTTCTTCCTCCCCTAATAATCCTAAACATAAGGAAAGATAAGTATCTTCATAACACTCTTTTTGACTAAAGTACATTGTATATATAAAATTCGTTTGTTGGCCTCACTTTATCTATAAAAAATGATTTATATATTTTTACTGCTTGTTCCGTTTTATGTTTGCCTGATTGATAAAATTCTTTACTGCATTCAAATATACCTAAACCTTTACTAAATTTATCTACTACAACAAATGTAAAGTTCTTATATGATATATTAAATAATGTACAATAAATATACATTTGCATATCATAATTCCATTTATCAGCACTATATCTAAACTTCCTTAAATCTCCACTTGTAGTTTTTAAATCTACAATATATTCTCCTCCTAATATATCTGCTTTAGCCCTAAAAGGTATATTAAATATTTCTCCTATTGCCGGAACTTCTGTTCTTGCTCCTTTCAACATCTCAAGACATTTTGTATTCTTTAATACTATCTCTGATAAATCTTCAGCATCAAACTTCTCCTTCAAGGTAAATACTTTGCTATGGGTGGATAACGCCTGTTTATAAACTTTACTATTCTTACTAGCTACATCTACAAAATGTACATCTTTCCATTTCTCCGGTTCTAGTATTTTACAATGGAATAACCAACCATCTCTCAATGCTTGTGTTTCTCCATAACTATTAAATAAACTATCCTCGTATCTCTTAGGAGATTCTAGTAATTTGGAACAGCTAGAGCTTGACAAAGCGTTACTCCCTAGATAATTATAATAAAAATCATCACTCCCCATCCTTGTCAACAGCTCTTGCGTATCCCAAAATTTACCATCAAATGTGGTTATTGTACTCAAACTAATATTGTTTTTAATATGATTCTCTTCATTGATTCCGGTACTTTTGGATCTACTAAATCTTCTTGACATTGTCTTAGTAGTTCTAATCTAGCATAGAATTCAACTGCGTTTTTTTCGTGGCTATTTTCCATCTTTAGTTCTTGATTAAGTTTAACAAATATTTAATAGCTTTCTCTATACGATCTATAGTAAAAGCAAATGGCATTACTATACCATTCAAGATTAAATCAATAAAAAATAATAAGGCTATACCTAGGAATAAGATTATATTACTAGGTCTAAATAAAATAAGCTTTAATACCTTCATTGTCTATCTTTTTAACAAAGATATAACAATATCCCAAATGACAAAATTATTTTTTTGGATTAAACTGATCTTTCCAAATTGTTTGACAAACTGCAAAGCGTTGGTCCCTGTCTTTATACTCAGCTCCCATCTTCGCATTCCCCATACATCTCCTCGTGAAATCCTTATTTGTCTCGTACTTCTTTGGTTTTAAAAGTGGCATCTTCTAATCTTTTTATTCTTTCTAATGCAACGACAACTGCCTGTTGGGTAAGTTTAATATCGTTCTTCATTTTAAATAACTCTGATTCTTTCATTTGTTTAGACTCTTAATCTTTTCTAAATACAATATAAAATCCATAGCCTCTTCTTGTGCGTGTTGAATCCAAGAATAGAATCCATCAGGGTTATCCTCTAAAGTAGTACCATATTTTAACACACCATCTCTGGATCTAGATCTAAATTTATTGATAATTCTTTCAACTATTGGATCTTTAGAAGTATGGTTAAATCCTGTTGAATCTGTTACCCACTCTCCCGATTCTATCATATCATTATATTTTTTTACACTATCTCCCATATTAACCTATTTTTTGTGCATCTTCATATTTTAAAAAACACACTTCTTTTTCTACCTGTATATTATTATCTAGTCCTTTAATCTCTGTTGTTCTCTTCATCTTCTTCATAAACCATTTTGGTGTTATTTCATCCAGGTACCATTTAAATATACCTTTAGGTGTTGAACAAATATATATTGCATTTGTGTATTTGAATTTACACATTCTTATTAAGGCATCATATTTTTTTCTTTCTAATATTAAACCATCATTCCAATGGACCTTTCTGCATTTTAATTCTATAGTATGGTTAGTAGTTGGACTATAACAATCCCAACGACTCATTAAATTATTTGCCATCTGGAGATCAGGATAAACTAAATTATCTTTTAGATATTGAAATAGTTTACTTTCTGTCATTTTCGTATTCTAAAGTTATTGCTTTTAGTTTATTATATACATCATTGAGAAAACATTTACCACAAGATGTAGGTTCTTTATTATCATTAAATATCCTATTATAAACATCTAATAAAGCTTCTTGTTCATTTGGTTTTATTTGTGGATGTCCTGTTTCAAAGAACTTAGATAAGAAGTTATATTCTTTTTCATTTAAACATTCCGGTTTTTGATAAGGAAACATACGATTTAACTTTTTCTTACGCTCATCGCAACCACAGTCCTCCCCGGCTATAAATTTTACAGCCTTATCTATACCTACTGCCTGAAATACTTTTTCTAAAGTATCTCCTAATCCTTTAGATTTATTGTTTTGATTTGAGGTACTTTCGATACTCTTCGATTGCACCTTCTTTGATTTTTTTCTTGCCATTACTTAATGTATTAAAAATTGAACTTAAACTTATTTTAGTTTCTCTAGATATTTTCCTCATACTCATTTGGTTATAAAAATGTATATTAAATATCTTCTTATCGTACCAATACCAATTTTTAGTGATTTTGTCTATTTTATCAAATATCTTATCAAAGTTTTTCTTTTGCTCTTCTACACTCTCCGGTAATAATTGTTCTTCTATATCAAGTTCATCATCTATATAAACAGTATTCTTCTTTCCTTGATGATGTTTAGATAAATATAAATTACGAAGCGTTACATAAACATAATAAGTATTTACTTCTTTTTCGCTATATAATATTTTATTAGGATCATCTACATAATCTGTAATTCTTATATACATCTGTTGAACTAACTCATTGGCATTTTCTTTACTTACACCAAAAGATTTAGCCATATTAATCCAATCACTATGCTTTTCAGCTAATATGTCAATTACTCTTTTCTCCAAACGTGAAATGATATTCCTATTATGCCAATAAGTATTTGAAATAGATGTTCTGTCTCATTTGAATCTATATCGTCCATCTTTGAATTCCAATAATTAAATCCAACACTAAACCCATAAATAGGGAAAATTTGTAAATACATATTATAATTTAGTTATCATTACATCTAATCTAGGGAATTCTTTATCTATCCCCATATAACAAGAATTTACCTCCACAACAGTAGAAAGATCATCAGATTCTATACATCCTCTTTCAACCATTGCATCTTGAAAAAACTTATCTATTACTGATATTACATTCATTAAATCTCTTGTTCTTTTATCAGGAGCAAAATAAAAATATTCTATTTTAACTTTACCTGTTATTCTAAAATCTAATTTATCAAATACTTCACTTTTAAATCTACGCTTAATATCATTACTTACTTGATAGTGCCAATTACGATAATTGTTTAAAGTTAACCATTTTCTTTTATTACTTCTATTCGTTATAAATAGAGGTAGCGATAATGTTATTATTTCTTTTTTCATCTACTTTAGTAAAAGGTGTTACATTATTAAAATAATAACGTTGGTCCTTTATGTTAAATTCTATATCCGATATATCTTGTGGATATCCAACTAACTTTTGTTTCTTAATCTTCTGAGAACCAAATATAACACTTCTATCTGAAAAATCTACAGCTCTATTAGGTCTCCAAACATATAATAGATTATCACATTTATTGGCAAACTCACTACCACCCTTTACATAATTCACATCCGGTTTAGGATACCTACCGGTATCATCTCTTCTTGGAGTAACTTGATGTGCTACCAAATGTACAGAAACTTTATTATCTATTGCAAATCGTTTTAAATCTGCCATAAACCTAGATATATATAGATCTTCTCTTTCTCCGGATAACATTTTATGGTGAACTGTATTATATGGGTCTATTATTAAACTGTTAATACCTTTAGATCTAACAAGATGTTTAGCTCTATCAAATATAGTATCTAATAAAAAATGCTTACTAGGGTAAATAAGAAAGAAATGTTTCTCAGCAAATTCCATTCCCTGGTTTAATTCTTCTAATGACATTTGATGAGTATACTCTGGATTAGTAGATTTACCTATATACATCTCAATAATATCATTATAAAAATCTGTCATAGGCATATTTTCTGGTGAAAATACTGCAAACTTATGATTTTCAAATGCTGCCTTCAAAACACATAATTGATTTAAAAACATACTCTTACCTTCATTCTGATATCCGGTCCAAACATTTACCTCTCCATTTCTCCATTTCCACGCTTGATCTACCTGCTCTATATAGGTTGTAGTCCCCATATCTTGACCTTTATGAAATCCATCTATAATATCATTCTTTACATCATCTAATGAAAAGACACCTTCTACTTTAGGCGTAATAGCGTTTTTTAAGCGTTCTAAGAGACTTTCTACTCCTTCCGATACCAATACCTCATTTGCGTCTTTAAAAGGGCTAAAATCGACTAATTTGCATTTCTCTACTCCTATTCTTCTAATTAACTCTTTTTCTAAATATCTTCCATTATCATCATTATCAGTTGCTATATACACACATTTAGCAGATTCAAAAACCTCATAACAATTATCTATACATTCTAATTTCTTATTTACACTCTTATCTGTTGTATTAGGTGCCCCCATATTAACTGATGTATGGGTAAATATACCGGCTACCTCCCAGGATAAAGAATCCATTTCTCCTTCACATATAACAATTGGAGTTTTATTTACTACTCCATCATAATTATAAATTATTGGTTCGGCATCTTTTGCCTGTGTAAAGAACTTACCATCAACACCTCTAGTTTTATAATTTATTATTTGACCTTCTCTTATATATGGGAATATAATTAGTTTGCCATTAGATGAACTTTTTATTTTATTATTCTTAATTACTTCATCTGTTATTCCTCTCCCATTAAGAAACTTTCTAGCTTTACTAGTTAGTGATTTATGTTGATTAGTAAGGGGTAGTTTATATTGTTTATTGATTTCTTCCATTAACGTTGTTCTTTTTAAACTTCCGGTCCATCCACATTTATGACATAAAAAAACCCCTTCATCAGTATTAACTGACAAACATCTATCATTATAATGGGTTTTACCTAACTTCTTACAATTAGGGCAAATTGTTTTAATCTGACCTAATCTATTATTTGGAAGCTCTATTCCTAATTCTTTTAGTTTATCTATACTCATAGTATATAGTACTGTATACTATTTTATTATTTATTAATATATAACTATATATATAATATATATATAACTATATACTTATATATCTGACATATTGGCACTTGGAGAAAGAGCAATAATCTTTCTTTCTTTACCATAGTTACCAATAGATTTTGTCTCTCTCTTTATTAGATTTTTATCTTCTAAACCATCTAATATTCGATATAATGTTCTCTCACTTACATTCAACGTATCAGCAAGTGATTTATTAGAAGCAAAGCAGTAAGGTTTTAAACCTCTACACAATGCTTTTATATGGGAGTATAAAACTCTCTCATTGTTGTTTAATCCTTCTATTTTTAAATCCACATTAACATATTTTACTTTATTCTTTTTTTCCATAAATCTAAGTTAAAAAAGGGGGAACTTTCGAACCCCCTTTTATAGGTTACTAAAATGGTAAATCTACCTCCTGTACATTATCTTCAGCCTTAGCTTTAGCTTTAGCAGGATCCGGTTTGTAATCATTAATCCAAACGCTATGGGTTCTACCATATTCGCTTGTTTCTTTTAATGCTCCAACAGTAAGCTTTACATAATGCTCACCATTGTATTCAAACCAATTACCTTCTAATGCACTTTTCTTAATAGATAAGTTTATTAAATCGTAGTTACCTACTTTTGTGCCGTTACCGACAAATTTTCTATTTTTTTCCATAATATTAATTTACTAATAATTCTGCTACTTCTTGTGGTACTGTGTACTTCTTTCTTATATCAGTCAAGGAGAAGCCCTCTTGTAATGCTTTTTTGGCATTATTAAACTGTATAGAATCTTTCTGTAGAGTTGGCTTGTTACTTTTTACTCCTACAGACTTTTTGTTATGGGTATTAGTTGCATCAGCATCTTTTGTGTCGTCTATTAAAAATAAACCATTAAGAGCATATTTTCTAGCATAACTACTAGATGCTCCAAAAGATTGTGCTATATCCATACCTTTCTTATTAGGATTTATACCGGCTTGTGCCTTAACCCCAATACTCTTTTCGCCATCAGTTATAACGGCTGTTGCCTGGATAAAATATATATCCCCTAACTGAATTGTCTCATCTGTTAAATTTACTGTTAAATTGTGTTGTGTGAGTAACGGCTTAACAGCTTCTAAGATGTCCTCACAGCTCCGATAGTTATAATTACCAAAACTGTTCCTTTGATTTTTAGGTGCCTTCAGTCTCCCCTGAATATCAACTAATTTATCGTTTAATGATTTCATATAAACAAAAATATAATATTATTGTGCAACTGCCAAAAAAAAGAGGAAGTATTTCTACCTCCTCTTAATAAAGATAAACTCAAGGTTTATGAAACAAAAGAATGTTATGGTATACAAATATACTACTTTCTTCCTTGTCCTCTATATTTTTTTCTATAATTTTTAGATGTTTTTAGTCTAGAAGTTTTAGACTTACTGTGGGTGTCTTTTCTTTTAACTTTTTTCTTTTCTCTATATACAAATACCGGTCCTCTAGCCATTATTTATGCTTGTTGTTACCAAATACTTTCTCTACACCTCTTGATCCAAAATATCCTCCAATAACAATTGATAATAATCCGGTTATTGAATCTAAAGGATACCCTAAATACCATCCTATAATATAAGAAATAGTAAGAAAAACCAAGACTAATGGGCGAACATTAGAGGCTAACCAATTACCGGACCTAGCATCTGCAACCCACCTTCTGGTTGTGCCATCTATTTCCGCTCTTTCCAATCTTAATTTTTCTAAAGCTATTTCTTTATCTTCAGAACTCATTTCAGACCCACCTATAATAGCCTGTATAACATTTCCTGCAAGACTATTACCTGCAACTGCCTCTACTACATTAGGTATTTTATTAAGTAGAAACTGACCTACCTGTGTATCCTTAAATTTCTTTTTAGTATTGGTTGACATAAGTTATATATAATTTTTGTGCTAATAATATTTCATTTTGGTTATCCACACATATATCTTGAGTCATCTCTCGATATTTAATCAACCTCTCGTTTCTTGCACTTGCACAACTCATCATCATTGCAACAAGTAGTATTGTTATTATTCTCATAGCGTTTGTTTGTTTGTAGAAGTAAAACTTCTGTTAGTTTGTCGATACTTTTTCGTATCTCTTTTAGTTCGTTTCTTAATCCGTTGGATTTAATCTTTATTTCAGCCATAATGTATTACCTACTGTATTAGTATGTCCATATGACATCGGAGACTTTACTAGGGTCGTTGTCAACGTGGATGAATGAATTAGCCACTCCGATTCTGTTAAATCCGGCATCAAGGAGGGCTTTAATAATAATACACCTATCTTTTCCTGAACTACAGGCAATATCAGCAGCGTGTCCTTTTGTATGGGCAGAGTCTGGCACTCCACCAACCTTAGCGTTATGCTCTTTACTTCTGTATCCACTTGTGATTTTAAAACTGATTCCTGCATATTCTCTTGCAATATCGAGTTTGGCAAGAAAGTCCCTATCCATATTAACACCTGAATTAGGTAGATCAGGAGAGTCAAATTCCGAGAGAGTAAAGTAGTTAAGGTTCATACGAATATACTATATATTAATTTCCACAAGATAAAAAATATAACAATACCTATTGCTATAATCTTACCTTTATCAAATATCCTATCACTATTCCAATTAGTGACAGCATAACTTATTACACTATACTTTATTTGATTCCAATATTTTTTCATTATTATTTATTTAGGTGGCTGCCATCACAATAGCCTTCGCTATGTTGAGTATTGCCACATTGACATTTAGGTTTATTTTCCATTTCTATTACTTTTTATTTAAGGTTTTTCTAGCCATATATCTGTCATCGTGTTCTAACGCTGCCTTCAATATGATCTTATCCATTACATTATCTTGATTCTCTAACATTTGTTTTTGTAGGTCAATAACCATCTTTTCTAAATCATCTTTAGCTTTTACTAATAAATCTATTTGGTTATTTTTCTTTTCTACTTCATTCTTTAGAGCTGTAACATCATCAGGTTTAGCACCTGTAATTGTGCTTACTACAATACCAATACTCGCAGAGATAGTTCCGATCAACATCATCACAACCTCTTTATTAGTATCTAATACCGGAAATTGTATAAGTGCAACTATAATACCTATAACAAATAGGAATATAAATAAACTACCTACATAATGTCTGATCTCTTTCGCAACTCCGTTTCTTGGTAAATTCATTTGACTTTTTTATAAATTGATATTATGGTATATGCTATAGCTAACAATAAAGATATAGCTTGTAAAAAAGGGTTTATCGCACTAACACTAAAAGCTAATGCTATTAAGTTTATTCCGTATATCTTCAAATCTTCCATCTTATTTAAATGCCATATATATGTATGTACCTCCACTTGCATTCAAAGTTGATTCAGCATCTTTTAATTGAAAGCCATTACTTAAAAAATCAACATCAAAACCTGTTATTTCTGCACTACTTAAGTTAGGTGAAAGCCCTTTTGTTCTTGTATTTGAAGTGTCTCTTTGACTATCCCATATAACCCATCTTGCATCTGCATCTGTTCTTTTTACCATTAAAAATCTTGGCTCAAATCCTGAACCTGCAAAAGTTACTATAGGTCCTGTTGTACTTCCATTTCCATCATATGTTCCTATTTCACTATGTCCTGTAACTGAATACCAACAATATGCTATAAAGTTTCCTGCACCACCTGTAGCACCACTTGCACCTCTTACAGAAAATACAGTTGATGTAGGGTCTGTACTATTAAAATATGTTGCTGTAGAAGATTGTGCATCTGTATCTAAACGTAATACTTTTGTAAAATCATTAGCTACAGTTTCTCCTACAACCCATTCAGCACTTGTATCTAATCTCTTGACAAAAATAATTTGAGGGGGATTTGAAAGTCCGTGCCCAATCGTAGCATCAGAACCTGTACCTGTATATTTTACAATAGAAAATCCTGCTGCATCGTTTACTGATACTATGCTTTCTAAAGTAGAACCTCCACTACTTCCCTCTGTGTTTATTTGTGGTAAGTTGTCATCGTGGTCTCCTGCTTTCCAAGCCCAAGCAACATATTCTCCCCCTGACCTATTAACCCACCATTCAGCATCACTTGACAAAGAAAAGCCATTATCATTAAATGAAGTTATAACATTGGATGTAAAAGTAGTATCTGCATTTGTTCCATCAGGTCTTATCACTTGTGAAGAACCTCTTATAGTATCAAATAATGGACTACTTATGTTACTTTGATTCCTGTGCTTTATCCATAACAAGTCAGGTTTAAAATCCATTTCAATATCCTGTGCTGCATTTGTCCCTGTATAAGTAACAACATCAAAGCTATTCTCTACTGTTGGAGTAGTAGTATCAGGGTCTGCTGCTATTGCAAGGTAGATGTAATCTACTCCATTACCATTTGTGCCATCTCCTAAAGTTCCATTTAATTTAAAACCATTAGATAAAAAATCAACTGAATGCACACTTCCATCATCTTCAGCAGCGCTACTATCAGCCATTAATCTATTATCTCTTGGATTTGCAACATCTCTCTTATTATCTAATAAAAACCAAGGTTCAGCATTAGAGCTAGACTTAATCATTAAAAAAGCAGGTTCAAATCCTGTTTCAACAAAGTTGCCTTCAGAATTTCCTGTACCCTGATATGTACCTATTTTTTGGTAACCTGCTACATCGTGAAAGCAATATGCTATAAAATCATCTCCACTACTGTTAGTGTCGCCTATTGTTCCTAAAGAAAATACACTTGAAGTAGGGTCTGTTTCATTCCAAAAAGTACCACTACCATACCCATCTTGTGATGGAGTTTTTGCAGCATCGGAAGAATGTAATTTTAAATATTTTGTATTACCTGTAGTTGAAGTATATACAGACCAATTACCACCTGTTGTAGTTCTTCTTTTTACAATTATAAGAGTAGGGGGATTTGAAAGTCCGTGAGTTACAGTACCATTACTACCACTCCCTGTGTATTTTACAATACTAAATCCTGAATCTGTGTTTGCTTTATAAGCAACATTAGTAATACTTCCTGTACCTGTTCCACTTGTTTCACTTCCACTACCTGCGTTAAAGCACCAAGCAACATAGGTTTGCGAACTTTGATTTACTCCAGCATTATTACCAACTGTAAATCCATTTGAGTCAAAAGAAGTTAATACTGTACTATAAGTGCCTTCTGCTCCTGTTGTACTTGGACTGATGTATTTTTGAACACCCCTAACTGAATCAAAAGCAGCGTGGTCAATAGTAAAAGACCTACCTTTTATCCACACCAAATCAGGTTGAAATTTTGTAGCTTCTTGGTAAGTTACATTTGATGGAGTTCCATCATAATCATAAGTTACATTAGTTGCTGCTCCATCATATAACTGTTGTTCATCTCTTGCATCTCCATTTAGCTTGTAGTATGCTTTTAAATTATCTGTTGGAATAGATGCAGTTGTATTGTTATATATATATCCTACTTCTGTTGCAGTTAATACATCTGTATATATTCTTAAATCATCATAATGAGCTGCATCATTATATCCTGTTGCGTGATCCCAATGGCCTATATAAAATGAATTAGAATTATTAAGGAAATTACCGCTAGGCGTACCTGAATTTGTATTGTCATTATGTGTAAAAGAAGATCCGTTTATATAAAATTTTACTTTATCAGCTAAAGCAGATTGCGTATTATCTAATGTTATTGTTACATGCCTCCACTCATTTAATACAACTGCATTTGCTGATGTTTTTCTATAAAACCATCCTGATCCAGCATATAAGCCTATTTCTAATGAATAATCAGTATTTCTACTAACATTAAAAAATCCATTAGCAAAACTAGTTGTGTAATTAGAAAATAAAACTTCATAAGTAGCACCTGAAGGAGCGGCTGTTGGTTTATACCAAAACGCAAAAGATAATTGATTATTTGCCCAAGTACTTGATGTTCCTAAATTTATTTTACTATTACTCCCATTAAATATAGCAGCACTTCCATACTTACCACTTGCACCTCCTGTATCATTTGCATTACCATCTAGTTGGTATAAAGCAACTCCTGAATTATCATTAAATATATCCGTAGTAGATATTGTAGTAGATGCAAATGTTTCTCCATTTAGAGTAGTTATTTCTGAAGTTGATAATGCTTTATTAAAAAATCTAAATTGATCCATTTTACCATTAAAATGACCATAAGTTCCGAATGAACCTCTTCTGTTTCCTAATGTTTGTAAGTGTTGTCCTCTGTAAACTACATTTGCTCCAAGAGTTCTTGACAACCCTGTATCTTGTGAGCCATTAATATATCCTGTTATTGATGTTCCATTAACAATAATTGCAATGTGTACCCAAGTTCCATCAGTTATGTTAGTTGTTCCTGTTTGTGTAAAAAATCCTGAACCACCTACACCTGTAACATCTCCACCATAATAATATACTTTGTTAGCATTTACACCAAAAGCAAGACCACCCCAAGAACCACTTGAATCTAATCCATTATTGAAAAAAGTTACAGTACTTTGGTTATAGCTATCAGCGTATATAAAAGTAGAAAAACTATAAACAGAGGATTCAAAAACATCGTTAGTAATATTAATTTCACTACTACTCCCATTAAATACTGCACCTCTATTTATATACCCACCTATTCTTTGTGCTGCTCCTGTACCTGTATAAAGAACTGTATTAAAATTCTCTGAAGCAAAAGTATTTGCTCCGCTACTAATAGGTCCAGAGTTAATTAG